TTTTCATTATATCTTCAACTTTAGCAATAGCTTCATCTGTATTACCTTTATAATGATCCATGAGTCCATCAACAATCTCATTTTCAGACTTATCAAATAAATCATTACTAATTTCTGCTTTTACACTGTCTTTAGATGCAAATTCTGCTTCATTCATCATAGATTCAAGACTCAAATCTTCACTTTCTGCATCATAATATGCTTTTCTCAAGTCTCCTAAGATACCTTCATTACGTAATCTCTTAAATAATGTATTAGAAGGACCGAATTCACCTTCATTTGCAAGACCTTCTTTACGAATTCCCCAAATTAATTCAATAGCGTCTTTAATTTTACCAGAATCTTTACTTGTAATAGCATCTTCCAAACGCAATTTAATCTCGTTATAGTAAGGTTCTGTCGGTTCTGCTATCTCTTTATCAGCATTTTCAGGTTCGATTACCCAGGAGTCATTTAATAAGCTATAAACACCACTTGTAACAAGAGGAGTATCTTTCATTTCAGCACCGACTTCAACAGGTAAGCCTTTAACCTTAATATCGTGATTATTGTTAAATACTTTTTTAGCTGTTTGTAAGTACTGATTAATCATTTCTGCTGTAGGACCAGCATGTTCAAAGTCATAAACTAAATGTACATCAATATCACTGTACTCATTATAGTTATAATTAGCTTCACTTCCTGTAAAATAAATGTCTACTGGCTCATAATCAATTTTCAAATCTTCTTTAAATGCATTTGCTATATCTAATAAGGCTTGACGAACATCTGCTTTTAATTCTTTTCCGTTAAATAGGTCTTGATTCAACTCGCTATTTGTAGATACTTCTTCAATTTTAGCAGGACTTAACGGATTAGAATCTGCCCATTGCATAACACTTGCTGCACCATCATTTACATGTGGATCATATACAGATTCGTTAGCAACTTTCTCATGATTTTCTGTTTTACTTGCTTCAATCTCTGCAATATTGGCTTTAACATCAGCTTTATATTCTTCTGGATTTTCATTATAATAAGCACGTGTTTTAGCAATATCATCACCAAATTCTTGTCTCTTTGTTCTGAATGTCATTATTCTAGCTTGACTTAATACATCTTTATTCTCAACCTCAGCCTCTAATTCAGCATCTGCGATTTTTACTGCATCTTTTTGAGGTGTTGGTTGCGGAGCTGGAGTATTCATCTTTTTCCAAGTATCAACTGTAGCTTGAGCTCTATCCATTTGGTCTGTACTAAATTCTGTAGGCTCAGCGATACCTAATACCCTTCTTATTTCCTTTGCTTGTGTAATATCAGAAGGAATATTAGACTTTTCTAACCACTTTAATTTATTCATTAATTGTTTACGTTGTAATTCACTTACTGAATGAGTACTTGCAATACTACCAAACATATCATTACCATGTAATGGATTTGATGGATTAGAAGCTGCGGATTGTCTTTGTTGTACTTCTCTTGCTAATTGCTCTTCTCTACTCATAGGGGCAGTACCTTTAACTTTAGCAAGAATATCTTTACTTGTTCTTTTACCATCTGCAAATTCTCTTGCCTGACGTAAAGCACCATCTAATTGTGATGATTTAACCCTATATGTTTGCTCTAAATTACCATATTTATCACGTAATTGAATATCAAATACACCATAATTATCTTTTAATCTTGGATTGTTCTGGATAGCTTGTAATGCAGATACAACAAACATAGGATTTTGTAAAATTGTATCTGGTTCTATCGCAAAATCAAGCAAAGGAATAGGCTCATCAACTGTAATGTAATTTCTATAATCTTCTGGCTCTTCAAAGTCATTTTCATTAGTATGACCAATAATATGCCCATTTTCTAATGAATCATAAACACGACCAGTTTTCTTTTGATAATAACCTATATTATTATCACCATTGTCTTTAACAATATAATTTCTTTGTACAAAAGTTTCTGGTTGTCCTTCTGCGTTTAATTTCTTAGAAGTACGCTCAATATCTTTATATTCTGGACTTACATAACCAATTATATTATTGTTATCATCATAAACAGGAGCTCCAAAGAAGTCTAAACCAGCTATTCTCATTGTATAGTATTTTACTTCTTCATTGTCAAGATTCTTACGAATACCTGCTTCAATTTCAGGTAAATTTGCTGTTGTATATCCGTCTTCATTTAATACATCTTCATAATGAAAATCTTCAGCTGATTCAAAACTTGCATTAATACCCATTGTTTGTGGATCTCCTTTACGACCTTCTCTGTTAATATATGGAAGGTCATGTAATAATTTCTTATAATACTTTGACAATACATTATTATTTACCCACTTAGAAACAGCGGTACTCAACATTAAATATCCATCAACAGGTGTTTCAGCATTATCTTGAATCCAATCAAAGATTTTAGTTTCATAAGCACGACGAAGATACTTATCTTGCTTCGTCATCTTATTATACATATCTTTTTTATCACGAAATTTACCGGTAACGATGCTAAATTTATTCTCTTTTGTATCAAAAACAATACCTGTATAATTTTCACTAGCATTTCTCAATTTTTCGTTATTATCCTCAGATAATTGTATTCTCTGGGCTTCTGGAAATAATGTAATTGTCATATTGAAAACCTTTATATATAAAGTAACTTAGTATTAGAACTTAATTATTCATAATGGAAAAATAATGCTTTACTTTGCTAATTTTATGAACTAAATTATAATCAAAGATTTTGAAAAAAGGAGAAATTTTTTATGAGAGTTATTAATTTAGACGCTACAGGTATTAAAATCATAACATCTGATAAAAAGCAAATGTATTTATCTACTCAGGAAGTAAAAGACTTTATTGACAAAAAATATAGTCTTGAAAATAATATTTTGTCTATGAACAATAAAAAATTAATTCTCTCAGATAAAGATTTACAAGAATTTCCAAACATTTTAAATTATATAGAAAATAACTTTAAGGCATAATTTATGTTTAGAAAAAAGAAAATACATAAATATAAAGACATAGATGAAAACACTCTCAAAAGCTTACAACTATTCGAGAGTGCTAAAGGTAATTTTAATGAATTAGGCTATAATGTAGAATATACTCGTATTCCAGGTGGTCTTATTCGCTTAGTTATTACACCTGAAGCTATTGACCAGCTTTTTATTCCAATGCCTGCCTCTTATTTTGTAATCAAAGAGCAGTAAGTTTGCTATTAACAATATTTTCTAATGTAGCAAATGGTACTTTTAAAATAGAAAGAATAAATGCTTTTACATCAGCTGTTAATTTTCTATCAAATAAGCTTTCTACTTTAGATAATTGCTCATAATCTTCTTCTGAAATATATTGTTTAATATCTTCTAATGTAACTTTATCTAACTGAAGATTACGAATTGGATCAACTACCAAAAATTCCAATTTAGTACGTGGTTTTTTCATAATATACCCAAATACTTTGTTCCATTTATTTGTTTCATTGATATTACTTGTTTTTACGCGAACTTTAACGTTAATAGAAATCTTTGGTGTTTTACGGCCATCACCGAAAATATCAATTTTAGGCATAAATTAGTACTCCTTTTTAAAAATTATTATAGGGTGACTCAGGATTGGTCTCAGCAATTAACTGTATTTCTTCTTTGACTGCTCTTGAAGTCATATATTTAGTCATTGTTTTATGAAAGTCTACATCTTTAGTAACAATAATTTTTGCATGTGAATTATCAAAGTCTATAACTAATCTTTCATCACTGTTTATGTGTTCGAGAATAACTTTTCTTTGGTCATCAGTAAAACTTTGTAATAATAATGTAGAAAATTTAAAATAATCTAATGTTTGTGTGGTTTCATTGTCTTTATTTTTAAGCCAAATTAAACCATACTTCTTTTCTACAAGATATGTACCTTTGATAACCTTAAATTTATCATTCATTAATGACTTTCCTTTCTGACTTATAACATTCAATACTTTCAGTCAAAGTCATTTTATCAAGTCTATTCTTATTTGTTAATTTATAAACTTCATTTAACAGTCTTTCTTGGAATGGGTTTTCTTTTCTATAAACACTTGATTTTACAGAATATTTTACAGACTCACCTAAATCAGGAGCAGAAAGTAATTGTGTTGGGTCTTTAACTTTTTGACCAATCAAGAATTTACTAAGCTCATCTGTTGTAGGCATTACATTCAGACTCATTTCACTGCATACTAATGAAGCAATATCTGCAGGTAAACCCATCTTAATTAAAAACTGTAATTTATTAATATTTGTCATCTTCGGATTTAATTCCATAAATGACTTCAATAATTCACCGATTGTGCTATATTTATCAAGCACATCAGCAGGAATTTGAATTGGCTCATTTAATCCTACTTCAATCTCTAATCTACTTACATCATAACCACCATGAGTCAAGATATTTTCAACTAAACACATCATACCATCAAGGAAGCCCTGTTTTAATGGAATAAGTGTACGTCTTAATTTCAAATCTTGTGCATCAAGTGTTTGTGCTGTCGTAATAACATCTTCACCAACCAAATAGCCTTTAGGTAAGCTTGAATTACGTAAAATCTTATCTAAGAAGTATTCAACGTCTTCAACTTGACTTAAATCAATATTGGCTTCAATTTTATCAATACCTACCTTCTTACCATCATAAGATTCTGGTAAAGTTAAGATAGACATAGCACCTGGTAATTTACGACCTAATTTTGGAGCTGCTGTATCACTAAAGATAGAATTAAGATATTGTGCTCTAAATTCATTCATATACTGGAATGAATCAGGTAAAGAAATACCGTTAGGCATTGGTACATAAAATACAAGTCTCTGAATCTTAGAAGCACGGGAAATACCAAGTAAAGCTTCAAGTGTTGTTAGTTGATCAAAAGCAGAACGCATAGACCATAACATAGATTTACCATAAGGCTCTGTAGCATCATCCTGCAATTTGAAATGCACTACTTGCCAAGGTTGCCATATCTTTCTTTCTGTTTTACCAGTTACTGACATTGTATTAGCATAACCAGGTTCTGACTCTATCTCATAATTAATAACATTATTGTATTCATCCGTATTAATTTTCATACGAGACGGATTTACAAAAGAAATTATTAAATCTTCTAATACATCAATACGTTTAAAGTCTTTTACTTGGTCATCAAGCATCCAATTTTCAATATATGGATATGAAAGTAATAAACCATAATTACCATACTTTGCTAATTGCTTAACAATACTTGGCAGTCTTTGATAAATCTTATTCTTATACAATACTTTTTCTACAAACTTCTGCGCATTCTTATCACTGATTGTAAGATTGAGTGGGTTATTAATAAAACCTTGTGATAATACTTCTGCTGCATACGTATCCAAAATAAGATTTACTTCGCTTAAGTTTTCTTCCATTAAATCAAATTGCTTATAGGCTGCAAGTAAAGTCTCATAATTTCTGCTAAATAATGTATATGTGCTTAAAAAGTCATCATAGAGCTCAAACATCTCTGAAGTATGCTTAAAAGCTGTAGGAATAGAAACATATTCCCCCTCACTAGTGCTACCCAACGTAAAGTTATGTTTTTTTGCAAGTGCTTTTAATACCTGGAAGCTAATTCCAGGCTCTGCGTGAAAAAGTGTATCTGATTCAGGATCATACCTTGTTGTTTCCACTATCCTTTTTGCTAACTCTTTATTATTTCTTTTAATGGCCATTTCTTAATTATTCCCACTCTAAATTAATATGCACATCAAATCTGTTATTAGTCTTTGTATCTACACAAGATATTTTACCAGAC